GAAAATGAAATTAAAAATCAGGGTAGGAATTAGGCGGTTAATTAACAAGATAAAGTTGCAGTGGTTGTTTTGGAAAGGGCGGTGAAAATCAATGAAAATCTATAAAACGCAAGAAGAAGTGGAAAGAGACGTAAAAGACAGAAGACTGATCATCGATGATGACGTTGTTTTTGAGTGTGATATTGATTTGCCAATAAGTATTGAGGCAATGGACATCACTGCAAAGGACATCAATGCAATAGACATCAATGCAATAGACATCAATGCAATAGACATCAATGCAGGGAACATCATCGCAGGGAACATTGAAGCAGGGAATATCAGTTACTATGCCGTCTGCTATGCTTACGGATCAATCGTATGTGATAGTATTTTGGGCAGACATAAAAACTCAAAGCATTTTTGTCTTGATGGAAAAATAACTATAAGGGGGACATGAATACGATGACTTGAAAACTTTATAAGGAAAATACTACGAAAAAATATTATTTGAGGACTAAAGAAGAATTAAAGAAAGGAGGTGATTAAATTGTGGTGGGTAATGGCAGGATTGATTTTATTCTTGCTGGTAATTTTGGTAGGTTATATTTGGTACGTTTCTGCGCTGGCTACACGAAAAAAAAGGAGATAAAACAATGAAAATCATATCATTATTTTTTTTGACAGTTGCTTTGGTAAGTATAATTTATTTGGTATTTTCAAAAAAAGAAAAGCCTATGCCCCTTGATTGTATGTCCATTGGTGGCGACAATTATAAACTGGTTCATTATGAAAGCGTTACTCTCGCACCCGGTAGCTGTGGTAGTTTTAACTATCCGATACCAATGCATATTTTGATAAATCCAAATCCCAAAGTATACGAGATTTTTGTAAACAAGGTGAAAATTCTTGATGTATTAAATTCTTATCGTACGGCGCAAGTCATTTTTTACGAAATGCGGGATGACAAAATTGAAATTTATAATATCAATCCCGGCGATAAAATTGACGTTAAAATTTACGTGAAAAAAAGTGGTTGACGCTGCTCTTTTAATTTGGTAATGTTATTTACAATCTTTTTAATTTCTCTGCACATTCTTCACCCCTTGCTTCCATCTTTTCCGACGAGGAAGGATTTGAAAAAAATCCAGCAAGGAGTTAGTAAAGACTTTGAAATTGTAAGGCTAAAAAATGAATACAAAACCCAAACCTGAAAAAACGATTTTTTTTATTGCCAAAATTAACAGGCACTTCATGAGAGAAAAGGAAATCGTTTTCGCCACAAGCGGATGGTTTGGGTCTTGGATCTCTGGAGTGCCTATTTTGTTTGAAGGTAAAAAGGGAAAGGAGATGAATGTTGCATTTCCGATATAAAAAAGCGTGGAAAATTGCTTTAGATAAAACACCAGATAACATTAAAAGCGGAATTAAGAAATTGAAAAATTACGACGCTAAAGTGTTTTACGAAATAACTGGCTCAACTTGGCAACGCTTGGGTCTTTGGCGAGGCTTGGATCTCTGGCAAGGCTCGGGTCTCTGGCAAGGCTTGTAAAATCTAAAAAAAAAGGAGAATGAATTATGAGTGAACAAATTCTTGCAGTTCGTGGTGAAGAATCAGAATCAGAGTTATTAAACTTGGAGCAAAACATTGATGTAATTATTCGGCAGGCTGACAAAAGAGTTGAGACGTTAAAAAAAGTATTAGGCATAGCAGTTAAAAGATTATCGCATTACGACATATTAGACCAAAATGGAAAGCCTTATATACAATCTTCTGCTTGCGAAAAACTAATGCCGATTTTTGGGGTATGTCTAAAAAAGGCAGATTATGAAAAAAAAGTAGATAGTGATGACGCTGGAGTTTATTACATTTATATTTATCAAGGGACTTTCTCATGGGCCGGTGGCAGTATAGTTGCGGTAGGAAATTGCACTTCACGTGATAAATTTTTTGCTTGGGATAATATGACAAAAACATATAAACCATTATCACAAGTTGACGAGGCGAGCATTATGAAAGCTGCATATAGCAATATGCTAATGAACGGTGTCACTCGCTTGCTCGGTTTGAAAAATCTTATGTGGGAACAGTTAGAAGAATTTGGTTTTAAGAGAGATAAAGTTACTACTGTAAAATATGCCAATGGTGGTTTAGGCGGCGGGTTAATAAGTGAGGCACAAGGCAAAAGACTTTTTGCCATCCTTTCAAAAAGTATGAAAACACCCGAAGACTTAAAAGCCCACCTAAAAGAAAAATACAATATAGAACACTCAAAAGAAATTAAAAAAGTTGACTACGAAGAAATATGCAATTGGGTGGAAGGTAAAATCTAAAAATAGGAGATATTATGGAGAAAAATTTGCAAGTTATTGTTCAGGAAAGTGGTTTAGAAACTTCAAAAGCAAAATTTATCCTTGAGAATTTTCAGGATTATTTTTCTATTGCCGAAGATTGGGAAAAGAAGGCAAAAGCAATAATGGTTACAGATGCAAAACAAGTTGCTGAAATGAAAATGGCTCGTGAGGGACGGTTATTTTTGAAGGAAAAAAGAGTTGCCATTGAGAAATCAAGGAAAAAACTTAAAGAACAGTCGTTAAGGGAAAGTAAAGCGATAGATGGGATAGCAAACATTCTTAAAGCAGTTATTGAGCCGATCGAAAAATATCTTGACGAGCAGGAACATTTCGTTGAAAACAAGGAAAAAGCAGAAGAAGAGGCAAGACGTTTAGAGATAGAAAAACGCATTGAAGAGGAAAGAATTGCTAAAGAAAAGGCAGAGGCAGAAGAACGGAATAAAATAAAACTTGAAAACGAAAGACTAAAAAAAGAAGCAGAAGAAAGAGAACGCAGGGCATTAGAAGAAAGAAAAAAGTTAGAAGAAGAAAATAGAAAGCGTCTTGAAGAAGAACGGAAAAAAGCAGAGGATGAACGGCAAAAGATAGAACTTGAAAACAAAAAGAAATTAGATGATGAGCGTAAACGTCTTGAAGAAGAAAACCGAAAAAAATTAGAGGAACAAAGGCTAAAAGCGGAAAAAGAAAGAAAAGAACTTGAGGAAAAGTTGAAATCTGGAGAAAAAAGAAAATGTCCAAAATGCGGTCATATTTTTTAAGGAATAAATATGAGTTACGATTTAACAATAAAACTTGCCGATGAAATAGTGGAAAGGCGAAAGAAAACTTTGCAGGATAAAATCAAGCGTTATCCTGCAAGTAATTTTAGGGCGTCAGATATTTCCGAATGTGATAAATACATGATTTATAGTATTTTGGACTGGCAAAAGAAAAAATTGCATGATGTAGGACTTCAGGAGATTTTTGACGCCGGAAATGAAGAAGAAAAACAGGTGAAGAAAAGACTTGCCGAAGATGGATTTGATGTTGTTTCGCAGCAAAACGACTTTGAAATAAAAGACAGAAATCAAAACATTATATGTCGTGGACATATCGACGGAAAAATATCTTACAAAGGCGAATATATTCCGATTGAAATAAAAAGTATGAATGAGAATATATTCCGTACCATCAATAGCCTTGAAGATTTCAATAAAAAACCTCACCTACGGAAATACTTACGGCAAATGCAGTTGTATCTTTATGGAAATAATGAAGAGGCTGGTCTCTTTATTTTGTCTGATTTCAGGAGGCATAAGATTATCCCTGTTATTTTGGACTTTGGAGAATGTGATTTTATCTTAAAACGTCTTGAGAAAATTTGGGAATATGTCCAGAAAAAAGAATATCCCCCAAAAATTGAATATAAAAAAGATATTTGTGGCAGATGTTCTTATTCTCACATATGTTTGCCTGACGTTGAAAATAAGTCTTCTCAAATGATTGACAATGAAGAATTGGAACAAACGATAGATAAACACGAAGAACTTTATAAAAACTACAAGGAATATAAGTCAATACATGGCCAATTGAAAGAAACATTTAATAACGTAGAATCTGCTTTTATTGGAAGTAAGTATCAAATAGTGGGTAAAACTATAGTTAAAAAACTTGTCAATACAAAATCAATGCCCGACGATGTAAAGAAAAAATATACCGAAGAAAAATCAGAATATAGATTTCATATAGAAACACTTTGATTTTTGAAATGGTGGCAGTGGCGTTCTGGCGAAAACGTACTTAACGTGAGTTTAGCAGGTTCAAATCCTGCCTGCCACCAATTTCTTGAAAGAAAAATGAATACGAAATCTTATGTTTGTAAAAATTGCGATAAAACGTTTACGGCTTTTGGCACAACTAAAACGTGTCCATACTGCAAATCGGAGAATATCGTTAAGTATACTGAAGGTATATTCAACATTGAAGATTTTATAAACGAGGTGACGAAATGAGCATGAATCCATCTTGTGCGGGAATTGAAGAAAAAGACGTATTTTATTGCTCCGAATGTGATAATGTATTACCAATTGAAGAACGGTCGGATAATTTTCAAGATGGAAATTTCATTTGCAAAAAGTGTGATGAAGAAAAAACTTTTAAGGGGGTAGTAAAATGAAATATCACTTCGGTCCTGTTCACCCACCGAGAAGGCGTCGACGTTTAGAAGATCCTATTCAGATAGCAGTTGCTAACTATTTAAGAGTGAAATATCCACAAATAAAATCAACTATTGCCCCGCAAGGAATTAAATTTTCCGACAACAAGTTAAAAAATATTATCATATCTAAAAAAATGAAAGATATGGGCTACGAAAAAGGCACACCCGACTTAATGATTTTCAAAAGATTTTTATCAAAAGAAGTAATAATAGTATATTCTGGATTATTTATTGAAATAAAATCAAATGAATATGGAAAAAACAAAGGCAGTCTAACAAAAGAACAAAAAGATTTTATCAACTATTTACGTCAAGAGGGATACTATGCCGATGTTTGCTATGGGGCACATGAAGGATACGATCTGATTGACTGCTATATGTCATTTGATAGCGAAAAAATTATGAGTAGAAAACTTAACTATAAAGGATGAAACAAATGACATTTTCACAATTTTTTTATGAGTTTCTTGAGAAAACACTACATTTCAAATGCAGTCATTTTCTTAAAACCCACATTGAATTTTTTGATTGTATCCCATTAAATGACGATAAATTACGAGTTAATTTTTCTTGGAGGCTAAAAAATAAGGACGGAACTGACGTAACGCTTGAAAATCAATCAATAGAAACAAAACAAGCAATTAAAATAATTTTTGGAGCTGAAAAGGAGCTTTTTAATGAAATTTTAGAATAGGAGAATTTATGAGAGAGATTTTGTTTAGAGGGAAAAGAGTTGATGATAGAAAATGGGTTTATGGTTACTATTTTTTTGATGAAAAATCTGGAATGCACTTTATAAAACCATCGGAAAAATTATTGCCAAGTTATGAACCCATTTTGATTGACTCTGAAGCAATCGGGCAATATACTGGACGTGAAGACAAGAATGGAAATAAGATTTTTGATGGTGATATAATGATTTTTGAGAGTGATATTTTGAAAAATACTACGTATGAAGAAAAAATACAATATGTCTATTGGGACGACGATGAAGACAAATGGGAAGGTTTATTGAATGCGAGCCATCATTGCGAAATAATCGGCAACAAAACTGACAATCCTGAACTTATGGAAAAAATAAAATAAAGGGGAACGTATGGCAGAATACTTTAGCCACGATTACGGTTCAAGAAATGATCCCAAACTGATAAAATTGCAGATGGACATGGGACATGAAGGCAAAGGAATCTTTTGGGATTTGGTAGAGATACTTTACGAACAGGGGGGGTACATAAAAACTGAAGACTTAAAAACTGTAGCCTTTAGCCTAAAAGTAGACCTTGAAAAAGTTGAAAAAGTGATAAAAAATTACAAATTGTTTGAAAAAAATGATGAAAAAGTGTATTCAAAAGCCGTTTTATTGCGATTAAAAAAAAGAAACGAAATAAACAACAAAAGAAAAAATGCTGCTAAAAAAAGACATATTCTTAAGACGGTAAATACCACTTCTGCAAATGCAGAGCAAATGCAGAGCAAATGCAGAGCAAATGACATGCAAAAGGGGGGAGTAGTAAAGAGTAGTAAAGGAAAGAGTAGTAAAGGAAAGAGTAGTAAAGAAAAGAAAGAAAGTACTACAACTACATTAGTTTTGGACAAGCCAAAACCGGTTCACGTTCAGTTTGTTGATGGTTGGAAAGAGCGATATAGAGAAAAAACAAAACTTGACTACAGGGATGGTAGTGCTGCTTATGTAAATGCAAGTCGTATGATTAAAAAGTTTGGCATTGAGCAGGTTTGTCTAAAAGGGAATATCCTTGCTGATTTTTGCGAAGGCAGGTCGGTGTGGTTTACGAAAGATGGTTGGGCGTCTTTTACGATTGAAAAGTTAATAAGCCGATGGAATGAACTTTTGCCAAAAGAAAACGAGAAAATAAACAGAGAGGAATACTGGCTAAAAAGGATTTTAGAAAATGACAAGGTTAGTCAAAGTCTATCCGAAAAGTGAAGAAGCGTTGCTGCATGTAGAACTTGAAAAATTGTTTATATTTCAAGGGTGCCGTGGGAGTGGAATAAAGTTTTTTATTGAAACTTTTGCAAGAGAAATTTTGACGTGGGGTTACGAAATGACGGATATTTTGTTGGGTGTAAAACGTCTTTTTGACAGGGATATTGGTTCGGTCAAGTTGCATAGTATCAAGCAGTCAATAGCAGATGTTGTGATTAGCAAGCAGCCCCAACAGTCAGAAGATTACAGAAATTGGAAAAGAGAACCTATGCCGGAAAAAGCAAAAGAGTTGATAAACTTGATGAAAATTAAACGTTTGAAGCAAGAAAAAGTAAAGATAGAAAGGGCAAACTACGTGAAAACCAAAAAGGAGAGAGTATGAACAAATTCAATAAACAGAGAGAAGTTTTGGGAATGAATTTATTTGAAAAAGTTTTAATTTCATCATTTAAAATTCAAAAAGAAAAAGAAGAAATTTTGATTTGCTTAGAAGATATGTTTTATCAATTTGCTTGTAGAAAAAACGGTAAATTTTTCACTGGTGGACTATCTTCACTGGAGTATTGTTTGAAAATTCTAAAAAAATTCGGGAGAATAAATAATGAACAAATTCAAGGCAATAAATGAGGTTAAAAAAGAGATGAAAAACTGGCGGAATAACAAAGAAACTAAAGATTTGAATTTTTTGGAATTGCGGGATTACTACACGGAAAAAATCAAGGAGAAAATTAACAATGGCTAAAAGAAAAGTTTACAAAGAAGAAAAAGTTTATGTCCATCTGGATAATGGTGATTTTAATGACGAAACTTGTTTGTGTGAAATTGAAGGTGTGGTAAGTTTTGAAATGTTTAGTGATAGAAATTTTATGTTTTTAACCAAAAATGCAATTGACGGAGATAAATATTTGGACATACGAAATTTTATTGAAAAGAGGTTAAAAAATAGAAAAGAGAATTTACAAAAAAATTATTAAATGTTGTTGGGAATGTCCCGCCCACGCATTTCATCCGATCAAAATGTGCGACGAAACGCGGCGGAAGTTTGAAGGTATTAAAGGAAATTTTCCAAATTTCTGTCCGCTGGAAAAAAAGGAAAGAAAATGAAATTTCTTTCGCTTTTTGCTGGCATAGGCGGTTTTGATTTGGGCTTTGAACGTGCTGGTATGACATGTGTTGGGCAAGTTGAAAATAACGAATTTTGCTTAAAGGTTTTAGAAAAACATTGGCCGGATATTAAAAAAATAAAGGATATAAAAGATGTCAAAGGCGATGAGTTCGGAACAGTTGACTTTATTTGCGGGGGATTCCCTTGCCAGCCTTTCAGTTGTGCCGGGAAGCGTCAAGGCAAAAAAGATGACCGTTACTTCTGGAAAGAAATGTTCCGCATTATTGAAGTCGCAAAGCCCACTTGGGTGCTTGGTGAGAATGTGCCTGGAATCGTCAATTTGGCACTCGACGATGTGTATTCTGACCTGGAAAATGCGGGTTACGAAGTCCAACCGATTATTATTCCGGCTTGTGCTATCGGCGCTCCGCACAGACGAGATCGGGTCTGGATTATTGCCTACTCCTCAATCAACCGATTATCTTATAAAGAACACAAGCAAAAGTTGGAAGAAAAAAGGAAAAACAAATTTTTCTCTTGCCAATCCATCAATAATTGGTGGAAAATTGAACCCTCTATGGATAGAGTGGTTAATGGGATTCCCGGCAGGATGGACAGACTTAAAGCGTTAGGCAATGCTGTTGTGCCGCAGATAGCCGAAATTTTAGGAAAATATATAATGAAAAATGTTTGAAAAATGCGAACTTATCAACAGGCAATGTGGATATTGTGGAAAACATGGTGAAAAATACTACTGCGGACTTGCAAAACCCGAAAAGAAAAATAAGTTTACAAACAAAATCAAGGAGATGAAGAAATGTCCGATGCAAGCAAGAAGGACATTTGATTGATGGAAAAGAATGTAGAGAATTGCCAATTGGGATTAAATAGATTCATCTGCGGAGACGCATTGCAAATATTAAAAACCTTTCCGAAGGAAAGTATTGATTGTATTGTTACTTCCCCGCCTTACTGGAGTTTGAGAAATTACGGAGTTGATGGGCAATTAGGACTTGAAAAAGATTTTAACGAATATATATCAAAACTTTGTGATGTTTTTGACGAGATTAAACGAATTATTAGAAAGACTGGCACAGCTTGGGTAAATTTGGGCGATTCTTATAGTGGAAGTTCAAACAATAGAACGGACAAAAAATTATATAAAAGTGGATTTGATTATAAAAAAAATCAATTACATTCTATAAAAACTTTTTTACCCAAAAAATGTCTTTGTCAAATACCTTCAAGATTTGCTATTGAGATGACAAGTAGAGGCTGGATTTTGAGAAATGAAATTATATGGCAAAAACCGAACGCTATGCCATGCAGCGCTATTGATAGATTTGGAGTTGATTTTGAAAAGATTTTTTTCTTCACTAAAAATAAAAAAGCATATCACGAAAGGCAATTTACCGAATTAAAGGAAACATCAAGGAAAAGAGCACTTGGTAATATTTTTTCAAAAAAAACTGACAAGGGCATTCATGGTGGAATGACTTTAGAAAGTCAGAGAGAGGCGTTTAGAAAAATGCTTTCCCACGATTGTAAAGGCGCTGGTATGCGTTGTGTTTGGACAATTCCGACAAAAGGTTTTAGCGGATCTCATTTTGCCGTATTCCCGGAGAAATTGCCAGAAATTTGTATAAAAGCAGGTTGTCCTGAAGATGGCATAGTTTTAGACCCTTTTTCAGGCGCAGGAACTACTTGTCTCGTAGCAAAAAAGTTGGGAAGGAATTATATCGGAATTGAGATTAACAAAGACTATATTGAAATGGCAGAAAAAAGGATACATAACATGGCGGGATTAATTTAGAAATGAAAATTAACTACTTCATACTGGGACTAATTTTGCTTGACATCTCCGCCTCTATATGCTATTTTATTAAGCAGGACTGGTGGCGTTCGGTTTACTGGTTTTGTGCTGGTATTTTAAGTTTAAGCACTTTATTTTTTAGATGAAATATATGAAAATTAACTTGAACGATACGATAAGATTTACCGTCAATGATTACGGAAAAGAATTACTTTGTAAATATAAATTCCCTGAATCAAAAAATAATCAATATGAAATGCACCTTTGGGAGTTTTGTAAAATCTTTGGTTGTAATTTTTTACATCACCAAAATGTTTTTATTGTTGACAATACTTTTGAAATAATTAAATCATATTAAGGAGATTTTATGAAAAGCATAAGTAACACAGCAGTTCTTTTATTTGTATTCTGGTTTTCCTTTTTTGCAGCACTACTTTTCTTTGGATGTGCTACTTCTAAAAAAGTCGTAGAAAAAAACTTACCAAAACCCTCCTCCGAAGACGTTCAAGTTTCAAAAGCAGAAGAATTAATGGCAAGCACTATGCCAATTAATATTATGCCAGTAGCAGAGGTTTTTTTTAATTTTGATAAATCCAATCTTGGCCCAGAGGATATTGCCATAATTGATAAGATTTTGACTTTGCCTGAATATAGTAAAATTCGACTTGATGGATACTGCGATGAAAGAGGAACAGAAGAGTATAACATCGGACTCGGGCAAAGGCGAGCGGACTCGGTTAAGGCATATATAAGGTCAATGGTAAAAAACAAATTGATAGAAACAAAAAGTTTCGGAGAGAGTCAGGCAAGCAGTGATCCTTTAAGGTACGGCTACGATAGAAGGGTTGATATTTATTTGAAATGAAAAATAAAATTTGCCCATTTTCAAATACTTTAACATGTCAAGGGCATAAATTCCGTTATGCTTGGGACAATCTTGTCAAAACGATAGTTGTTGAGCTTGGCATAATTAAATTAATGAAATTGTTTGTAGGTAAAAGTAAGGAATATTAATGACAATTTGCTGCGCCGTTAAGACTGAAGAAGGTATTTATATGGGCGCCGATAGTTTGGGCACGAATGGTTTTACCGGCAGAGCATTCAAAGATAGTAAAGTAATAAAGAAGAATGATTTTTTGATTGGTGCTTGCGGTAGTTATAGGCTTATTAACTTACTTAAGTACAAATTTAATCCACCAAAGAAGAAGGTAGGGCAAGATATATATGATTATATTCATATAGATTTTTGCGATGAATTAATAACAGTATTTAAGAATAACGGACTTTTAGAAACAAACGATAATATTAATAAATTAAGACAATCTGAATTTATATTTGCACATGAAAATAGATTATTTACTTTTCAATCCGATTGCTCGGTAATTGAACCTAAACAAGATTACATAGCATGTGGTAGTGGAGAGTATCATGCCGAGGCAAGTTTGTTTTCAACGCACAATACAAAACTGTCAGGCGAAGAAAGAATAAAAAGGGCGATAGTATGTGCAAACAATTTTGTTGTGTCAGTAAATGACGATATTGTTATTGAATTTTTGAAAAATGACGAGGATGGTAAAAATGTTAGTTATTGAAGATTGGGAATTTTTTATTGGATATTAAAAAAATTAATGAAAAAAAGCGGACGTAAACCTAAAGAAAAGCCAGAGGACAAATTAATAGAGGGAACTCGCAAACTTACTCAAGGTGATGTAGATGAAGTTTACAGACTTGCCTTGAATGGTTTGCCTGAAAAAGATATAGCCGAAGCGATAGGATATGATGAAACCTATTTTAGCGGAGTAATAAAAATAATTCCAGAAGTTTCAGAAGCTCTAAAAAAAGGACGTCGTGAATTAAAGCGAAGTTTGATAGAAAAAATTATTAAAAGTGGTATAGACTCAAAATTTTGGACTGCGAATGCATGGCTACTTGAACGAATCTACAAACAAGAATTTGCTCCGTTAAATAAACTTGAACATACAGGAGAAGACGGACATGCCATAAAGTTTGAGGTTGTGCATGCAAACAATAAACAGAAAAATAGAAGCGACTAACGTTTATTTTAGAAACAAGGACGCTAAAACAAGAGTAGTTATTAATCGTGGCGGTTCAGGTAGTTCAAAATCTTATAGCCTTTGTCAAAACTTTATCCTTAACCGACTTCTACAAAGAAAAAATTACAAACTTTTGATATTGCGAAAAACACGTGCGAGCCTTTTTGATTCTACTTATGAAATGTTCATTGAAATGTTAAAAGATTATGGCATTTACAACGAAGACGACCATAATAAGACAAGACTTGTTTACCGTTTTCCTGAAAACAATAATTACGTCTTATTTTCTGGTCTTGACAAATTAGAAAAAAAGAAATCTACTGAATGGCACGATATTTGGGTAGAAGAAGCGAACGAGATTGACGTAAAAACGTATAATTTTTTGAAATTGAGATTATATCGTGGAAGTTCAGATATTAAAAGCCAATTATGGTTATCGTTTAATCCTGTTGAATGTTGGATACAAGACATTGAAAACGATAAAGATGTAACATTAATAAAATCAACGTATAGAGATAACGATTTTATTAATTCCGAAGCAATGGATATTTTGCAGGGGTTAAAAGGTGTTGACGATACTTACTATTCAATATATGCAAACGGCGAATATGCGATATTAAAAGACATAATTTACAACCTATTTATAAGACTTGAAAAATGGATTGATGAGCCTGAAAATTTTTTTGATGATGTTATATACGGGCTTGACTTTGGATTTAACAATCAGACGGCATTAGTAGAGATAGGAATTAAAGACGGAGAATTTTATATTAGAGAATTGCTTTACAAAAGTGGTCTTAACAATTCCGACAGAATAGAATTAGCGAAACAATTAACCCCTGAATTGTTTAAGAATAAGACTATTTATGCCGATTCTTCGTCTCCTGAATTTATTCAGGAATTTAGAGACGCAGGATTTGATTGTAAACCTGCCGAAAAGGGCAAGGATTCTGTAAAGTCAGGTATTGATTTATTGCAAAGAAGTAAAATACATTCTCTTGCTTCAAATGTTAATCTTGAGGCGGAACGCAAATCTTACAAGTGGAGAGAAGTCAACGGAAAGATATTAGATGAACCGGTAAAATTCAAAGACCACTTGCTTGACGCTTTGCGATATGCTATATTTACTTGGAGTTTATCTTTTGGAAAAAAAGTAGATATAAAAGAAGTGATTAAAGATTTGAATAAGTCAAGGGATATGGTAACGGCAAATCAAATTTGGTAAAATAATGATACTTGACCAATACGGAAACAATATAAAGATTTTTCAAAAGCAGGAATCAAAACTAATACATACCGAAGAACTTCTATCTTACAAATCGCCTTATAATTCAGATAGTCAATTAGAGCCTTATAATCCCGACGATATATATCAGCGTAAGGGTGATTTACAGACCTACCGAAAAATGCTTTACGACGATCAAGTTAAAGCAGTAATGTCAATAAAAATCAATTCAATTTTAGCAAGTGATTTTTCAATTATTCCTGTCAGTGAAGAAAAACAGGATATTGAGATAAAAGATTTTATTGAGTATTGTTTTAAGCAGGCAATGCGTCCAAATTTTTACAAGATTTTGAGGCATATGCTAACGGCCCTTATTTATGGTTATAGTATTAGCGAGAAATTATTTACAAGATTTGATGGTGGAGAGTATGCTGGCAAGATAGGAGTTAAGACAATAAAAACAAAACCTCCCGATACGTTTGAATTTCATACAGACGATTTTAACAATCTAAAAAATTTAATACAAAATGACAATAAGGGGCAATCTTCATACAGCGAAAAAGATTTTCCTTACTTTATTATATTTACCTATGATTCAGACAATTCAAGTTTTGGAAATTATTATGGAACATCGGATTTACGTGCGGCATATCGCAGCTGGTGGAGTAAAGATATAATCATAAGATTTTTGAATATTTATCTTGAACGATACGGTATGGGGACGATGGTAGCGAAATATGAAAAAGGAATGAGTGAAAGAGATAAAGACGCTATTGATTTAATGTTAAAGAATTTGCAGGCAAAGACAGGATTTAGAGTCCCTAAAGACGTAGAGATTGAAATTTTAGAAGCTAATAAAAATGGAGAGCAAGGCTACATTGCAGCTATTGAAAAACATAATATAATGATAGCCCGCTCCGTGCTTATTCCAGATTTGTTAGGTTTTTCTGATAATAAGTCTGGAAGTTATAATTTAGGGGAAAACCAATTTAATCTCTTTATGGTCATGATTGAGAATTTGCGTAAAGAAATAGAGGAAATAATTAATGACGAAATAATAAAGCAGTTAGTAAACTTTAACTATGCCAATGTTTCAAATTTCCCAAAATTTTCCTTTGAATCAATACAGCAAAAAGATAAGCAGAAACTTTATGATACGTTTATTAAGGCAGTAGAAAAAGGCGTTGTATTGCCTACTGAAGACGATGAGCAATTTTTAAGGGAATCAATTGATTTTCCTAAAAGAGAAAAAGAATCGGTTTTGTTACCGCAAAAACAACAACCTGCTATGCCGTTTGAGAAAAACAAAAAGCCTAAAATTGAAATCTTTCAACGTGGATTTTACCGTGAATTAACGCCATTTGAAAAACGTGTTGATTTTGTCAAACTTGCTGAAAGCATAGATAAAATTGAAGACGAAGAATCAGTATCTACTGCAAAAATAATAAAGAAAATAAAAGACGATTTAGTTTCTACTATTATAAGAAAAAAAATAATAGAGAATAGAGATGTTGCTGAAGTAAATGATTTATCGCTTAAATTCCTATCTGAATTAAAAATGCACTTTAAGGATATTGAGCGTCAAGTCTTTATGAAAGGCAAAAAGGACGCAAAACAGGAGATAATAAAGGCAAAACAATTTCAGTTAGATCCTACCATCTTAAACCTTCCGCCAAAAGAAGCGATTAAATATCTTGAAAATAAGGCAGTATGGATGACCGGCGTTGAAAAAGATTTTGTATTAAATAATGTAAAACCATTGCTTTTGGATGGCATAAAAACTGGAAAATCTACCGCAGACATAATTTTCGCAGTAGAAGAAATGTTTGAAAATAAATATGCTCTCGAGGATATAATAAGCACGGGAATTTCAAAGGCAAGGCTTGAAACTGTTGTGCGGACTAATTTTTCGGACGCTTATAATCAGGGTAGACTCGCTACCTTTCAAGATGAGGATATAGCGGAGATAGTGGCCGCCTTACAATACAGTGCAATTTTAGATAATAGAACTTCTGATATTTGCAATTCTTTAGATGGCAAAATTTTCAAGCAGAACGATCCTTTAATTGCAAAATATACTCCGCCAAATCATTTTAATTGTCGTTCAATTTTTACTGCAATTATACAAGGCGAATCTTTTAAGGTGAGCAATAGGCAAACAATTGAAAAAGTTCAATTACCTACTGGATTTGGGAAATGAAGAATAAAATTACTTCGCAAAATATAAAAGATTATCTTGACAAAATCTTGCAAAAAAAATACTATGGTGGTATAATTATAAAAGTAGAGTATGGCGAAATTAAAAGGATAGTGCAGGAAATAAGTTTTAAGGACTTAAAAGAATTGTTAAACTAAATAAGTAACACGGTATTGAAGCACTCAAGCCAGTGTATAAAAAGGCGATAGCCTTTTAATATGCTGGCTTATTTTTTTATAAAAGCGAGGTAAAAAATGCCTTATCCGAATGAGCATGCCGCAAGAGTAAAAGACCCTGCCAAATTTCAGAAAGATTCTTTTAAACGTAAGAGCATATCTGCTGGCGTAAACATCATAATCGGGAAACTTGATGGTGAAACTACGATGACAACGCAAGCCTACCGTTTTGATAAAAATAAATTTACTGTATCTGAAGCAAAAAAATGGTTAAAAGATAATAACGTAGACTATATGTCTTTTGAGCCTGCAAGTGAAAAAAAGGAATTTCAAGCAAGTTTGCACGAGACGGTCAAAGATATTTTTTCAGCAGGAATTTGGAAAGGCGAAGAATATACAGAAGAAGACCTTGATGAAATGATAAATAATTTTAAGAGGTTTTCAAATTTTAGAGTCCCGCTTAAAATTGACTTTTTCAAAAATACAAAAACAGTTAGGCATGGGGGACAGCCTGCGGTGGGCTGGATTAAAGACTTAAAACGTGTTGGTGCGAAACTATATGCACATATAGTTGATATTCCAAAGTCAATAAAGGAATTAATTGAAAATCGTGCTTATCGGAATGTATCGTCTGAAATTATTCATAATTTTTCTAATGGGGGTGATTTTTTCGGCAAAATTCTTTCTGGTGTAGCATTGCTTGGTGTTGAACATCCGGGTGTTGAAAATTTAGACGAGTTTGCAAAAATATATCAATCAGAATTTGATTTTTCAAACAGTGATGTAAGAAGTTACGTAGTGGATGAGAATTTAGAATTTCAATCTAAACAGGAGGTCAAAAAAATGTCAGAGCAAGTAATCGCAGTAAATGATGTTGAAGTAAAAAATTTGAAAGCAGAAAAAGAGCAGTTAGAATCACAGTTGAAGCAATTTCAGTCTAAATTTGATGAGTTAGAGACAAGCAAAGTAAAGGGAGACGAGGAACTTAATAAGATTAAGGCTGAAAAGAAGGCAACCGAAATAAAGCATTTTGTTTCGGCGATGGAGACTGCAGGGAAAATCTTGCCTGCACACAAGGAAAATGTGTGTGCAATTTTGGAAAATTTGGAAGATACCAACATGGTAAAATTTTCTAAAGACGGCGAGACAAAAGAAGTTAGTATAGTAAAAATGTTTCAAAACTTCGTTGAATCTCTTCCGCAATTAGTTAATTTTGATGAGAAATCAAAACAGGGCGAAATTAAGACGGAGAAATTTGCAGCGAAAGATGAAACTGAAGAAGGCAGCAAAGAAGGGCAAATCCTTGATCAAAAAATTAAAAAGTATATGTCCGAAAATAAGGGCGTAAGTTATGAGGAGGCTTACGATAAAGTATCTTAACTAACGGAGGAAAAATAAAATGACTGCAATATCAGGATATTCTTACAATCCGCAAGTTGAAGGCGGATTAAAAGCAGGATCAGATTATTCGTCTGCTAATAATTATCTGCTAATGAAAATTGATACTTCGGCAGATGACCAATTGCTTACGGCAGGAGCTGGTGAGGAATGTGTTGGAATAAGAATAAATAAGCCTGGCAGTGGTGAGGCGGTTGAATTGGCAATTGGTGGAGTTGCACCCTTAAAACTTGGTGGAACTGTTACACGTGGCGGACAAGTAAAATCAGATGCAAGCGGGCAGGGTGTAGCAGCAAGTAGCGATAAGGATAAAGCATTTGGGCAGGCATTAAGAAGTGGTGTGAGTGGTGATATTATACCAATCTTAATTAAGCCTATCCATCTCGGTGTATAATTTTTTGAAAAGGAGAAAATAAAATGTCAGACAGAGGAACTATACATGTAAATAAAGCCTTGACGACTGTAGCTGCTGGCTATAAAAACGCTGATTTTATTTGGAACAGAGTTTTACCGGCAATACCAGTTGACAAGGAAACTGATTTATATTACGAATTTGGGCAAGAATTTTTAAGATATTATGGCGAAAAAAGGGCAGACAAAACACCTGCCAGAAGAATTGATTCTTATTCTGCTTCTACGAAAACTTACATTTGCGAAGTACATTCTTACAAAGATTTGGTTTCTGATAGGGAACGTAGCAAAGCAGACCCGATTATACAGCCTGATAAAAGAGTTTTGCAAAACGTGGCAAGAATCGTTGATATGGATATTGAACAAGACGTTGCTGCTCAAGTTCAGGCTACCGGAAACTACACAGGAATGAATGCTGATCCAGATGTTAACTGGAATGCCAATGAAGCTGGAAGCGATCCAATTGGCGACGTTTTGGCTAAAAAAGATTTAGTCCAAAATGAAATTGGTGTTGAGCCAAATATAATGATTATAAACAAGAGCGTTTTTAATCAATTGAAGGTTCATCCGCAGTTACTTGATTATTACAAGTATACTGGCGTGCCAGTTTTAACGACTGAATTGATAGCAAAAGCATTTGAACTTCAGGAAATAATTGTCGGAAAAGCAATTGCTATTACGTCAAAACCCGGGCAGACGATAACCAAAAGCAAGATTTGGGCGTCTAATCATGCCTCTTTGCTTTACCGGACTTCTTCACCTGCAATGGAAGAGCCGAGCTGGGGCTATACTTTTATGCACAAACTATTCGGTGGAATGACGGCAAAAGCGAAAAAGTGGCGTGATGAGGACTTAGCTGGCGATTATATAGAAGTAACTCGTTCATATGACATAAAAGTTACCGGACAAAAAGCAGGATATTTGCTAACAAACGTTTTAGGTTAATGTTTTATGCGTTTTTCGGTGTCCGCATGATAAACCGTAATTTTGTTTTTTTGGAGAATAAAAAATGAAAAAAATAATGATATTCCTTGCTTTATGTTTTTGTATATCAATTGCAGAAGCGAGAACGACAAGACGCATTTGGAATTTTGGTATGCCTTATGGCGGGGTATCTACGCAGTTAACTTTGATTGACCCTGCAGCTGCAAGTCAGACGGCATTTAAGAATACTACTATATCCACAGCGACATTAGTTGCTGGTGCTACTACTTTTTCTCTTGCGAATGCTGATTTTACGGATATAATCCATTTGCGGAATGCTACCGCACTTATTAACTTTGCTACCGGAATAGCGACGACTTCAGTTACCGGAACTTTAACAATTACTGGCACAGACCACAAAGACGATTCAGTAACGGAGACATTAAACGTCTCTACCGTTGCGGCTACTGGTTCGGTTGCGTGGCGTAGTATAACTTCAATGACGCTTACTATTAGCTCTATCGTTGACGCTTCTACGGATGCACAGGTTCAGGTTGGTTCGGGTGATAAAATGGGACTTGCGAAAGACGTGATAGGCTCTGCCTATATCAATAAAGTTATAGAGGCAGGTGCTTTGACTACTACTTACACTTTAGACACTACTTACGACACTATTACTTTTGTAAATGCACCAGATGGTGCTAAAGATTATGAAGTTTACTTTTACGGATATGAATGAGGCAAAAAATGAAAAAGATATTAATTAGCCTTGCCTTCGTTGTTTGTTTTTTTTCAATTTCGCAAGCAGTTATTAGGACAGAGCCAAAGTATGTAGCTGGCAAAACCACTTCAGATGTAATAATTGATTCTACCACAGTGAATTTTTACGTAACAAAAATGAGGTTTGAGGTGGCAGGAACTTATGCAATTATTAAGTCTTCTATGGCGAAGGATGCAAGTCAGGATTGGTATATTTTGGACACGCCTAACGAAATTGAATTTTTTGAGCCTGTTATTTTTAATGGAACGGGCAAACTCATACAGATTGACCTTCAGTCTGGCGATACGGTTTATTATCGGATTGATGGTTTTTCTGCACGATAAAAGGAGAGAATTGACTATGCATAATTTCAAAGTTTTAAGACCTCTTTCAATTGATGTTGGAGAAGGCAAAAAAGATTATAAATTTGGAGATATTTTAACCATAAAAGATGGCGTTGAAAAAAGCATTTATGAAAATATATTGCGTTTTGAACGCTATCGTTATATTGAATATCAAAGAAATATAGTAGTTAAAGGTGTCAAGACGGAAGTGAAAAAAGAAGTAAAGGTAGAAAAACCAGAAATACAGGTAAAAACTGAACCAAAAAAAGAAGTAAAGATTGAATCCAAAAAACGTGGACGTCCTAAAAAGAGATAATGGCATACTCAACAGCGACTCAAGTAAAAGAAATTTTACTAAAAGTCAATACCAACGTCATAAGCGACGCTGCTATTGATGGACAAATAGCACGTGCCGATTCTGATATTGATTCAAAACTTGGTGGGATATACGATGTGCCATTTAGTCCAATTCCCGCGATAATAAATACAATATCCACGTTTTTGGCGTCTTATTTTGTAATGCTTACTTTTTTTATGCGTGATAGCCAAAATAAAAGTGAATGGGTTGATAAATTACAATCCAACGCCAAAGGTTATTTGGATGAAATTTTGCAAAATAAAAGACTTGTTTTAGATTCTGAAGGTGAGGAAGTTTCACAGCGTGGCAGTTCTTTGAAATCAAATACCGAAGATTTTCAACCAGTATTTGATATGGATCCGATTATAGATTCAAAAGTTGACCCCGATTTGCTTGATGAAATAGCGGATAGCAGAGGATGACAGTTCAATTTAAGGGCATTAATGAATTAAGCAAATATCTTAAAACGGTTAGAAACGAAATTTCCAATCCTCTTAAATTTCACAAACAGGCGTCTGTAATAATGCTTGCCGATGTTCAGAATCATTTTAGTAAAGAACAGGGGCCTGGGGGCAAATGGAAATCATTAAGTCCTGTAACTATATTTAGACGTAGAGGTGGGGGGCAAAGTAAAAGTGCAAAGATTTTGCAAGATACAGGACGTTTGAGGAATAGTATCGTAAATGATTCATCATCTAAAGGTGCAGAAGTTGGGACTAACGTTGAATATGCGAAATATCACGATTCCGATAAACCACGAAAGAAATTGCCACAACGTAAATTTTTATGGATTTCACAAATGAGAATAGACCAAATTTTGAATAACGTAATTAAGTTTTTGAAAAAGGCGTAATATGGCACTAATAATTCCTTATATTGACTATAAAGCAAAACGAGACGCAATTTTGACATTGTTACGAGATAATGTAGCGACTCTCAATCAAGATTTGACAAACGGAACTTTTACAAATCCTACCGGGCAAATAATTGCTGGTGATATAGCAATCACTCCGATTTTTGACGTTGTTTATCCTGTTATTATGGTTAAGATAATTAATAAGTCTGAAGAATTTAGGGCTATTGGTAGTGCTGGTCGCAAAATTCCTACTTTAACTTTTAGAATTTATGGCATTACGCAAAAGATAGAATCGGACGTTGACGCTGAAATAATGCTTTTGACGAAAAATTTAGAATCTGTATTTAGAGACAATATATCGGTTAATGATAATTTTTTATGGGTAAATCCTTCTTTTGCTGATTTTGGTGCAGCTGAAATGCAAAGTGGAGTTTGGACTTCAGTCGTCGCATTAAATTTAGACTGTAACTTGGAGGTAAAATGAAAGTTAAATATATTGCAAGTGAGACGATAAAGGCAAATCTTGACAATGGATTTAAGATAATCAGGCAAGGTGATATTTTATATATGACCGAAACTCAATTTGAATTTTTCAAGCCTTTAGGATTTGAGGAAATTTTAGAAGAGGTAAAAACGCAGGTTGAAGAAAATAGTGAAGAAAAAAAATATAAAAAATCTAAAAAGAATCGGAGGTAATTTAACATGGTTTTAGGATTAGGTTTTAAGGGTGGAATTATAGGACTTGGCGAAGAATCGGAATGGGGAACATCAGTAGTCCGAACTAAATTTTTTGAGATAAATTCAGACGGATTAGTAGTTGAAGAAGATAGATTGCACAGCGAGGCAATTCCGCAGGTATATTCGGATATAAATGAAGTATCACAAAGCAATATCAATGCTGGCGGAGAGGTAGAAGCCGAAATACGTTATCAAGGACACGAACTTTTATTTAAGCATGCAATGGGTAGTATTTCTACGTCCGAAGTTGCCTCTTTCGTTGTTTCTGCTGCTAATAAGTATATTGATTTCAAGGAAGACGCTGGTTCGGAATTAAATGCTACCGTAGCTGAAAGCACCTATATCATGGGTGCTGACGATTCTGTTTCTGGTAGTTTGTGTGAAGCGATCAAAACCGCTCTTGAATCTGCAGGCTCTGGAACTTATGCAGTATCTTTTAGCACGGTTACAAATAAAATCACAATAGCCGTCTCTGGTGGTGCAAGTGCAGTGCAATTCCTCTGGAAAACTGGCACTCACGGAAGCGACAATACTGATGACCATATTGGCACTTTAATTGGTTTTGATGACACTGCTGATGGTTCAAGCGTGGCTTCTGATACTGGAGATAATGCCGTGCAACCCGTTTATGCACATACTTTTAGTTTGGCTGATGAGTTGCCTACTGGATTGTCGGTTGAAATAGATAGAGATTCAAACGGTTTCCTTTATGCTGGTGGGAAAATAAACACTATGGCATTGACTTTGGAACAGGGTGGTTTTTTAATGGGGACTTTTGGCATAGTAGCCAAAGACCAAACTACTGTAAGTGTAACCTCTGCCACCTTACCGACTTCGGGACTTGTCAATTTTTCGCAAGGAGCAATAATTTACGGGGGGCAATCTAAAGATGTTACTACTTTTAATTTCACCCTAAATAACAATCTAAAAACAGATAGACGCTTTATTGGTTCAAGATATATTAAAGAACCAAAACGTTCGGATAAAATTGACGTTAGCGGAACATTTACGATCGAATTTGAAAGTCTTACTGAATATAACAATTTCAGAAATTTTACGTCTGCAATACTTAATCTTGTTTTTACTGGCACTGAAATAAAAGCAGGATATAGTTATACTATGACGATTAATTTCCCAATAACAAAACTTACAAGTGGAAATCCTATAATAAGTGATGAGGGGCCGATAATGGTTGAGTTGCCTTTTAAGGCTTACGCTACTGATTCATCGTCAAGAGAATTTACTCTTGTTTTACAAAACGCTTTAGCAAGCGTTTAATTAATGAATTGGGGAGGTGATTTGATTTGAGAATTGTAATTGAAACAAAGGGAGATTTGGAAAGTAAAATTGCAATTAATGGCGAAAAGTTGGAAGATTCTCTAAAAGAGTTTAATCTTACAATCAAGGCAGGACGCAAACCTAAATTGCAAATGATAAGAGAATTTGCAGGTGAAAATGTTTTTCAAACACTTTACGGTGGAGATTTTGAAAAATATGATGAGGTTCATTTAATTAAAAAGGAGAATTAGAAATGCAAGAATTAATACCTACCACAAAAGAATCATACTTACAAAAAGCAAATCAAACAAAAAAAATAACGCTTACATCTGGTAATGTTTTTGAGATTCGTAAAATCAATTCAAGGCAATTGCATAGAGATTCTTTGAGTATTCACTTAAAATCTTATAAAGAATTGTCGGATAAAACTACACAGGAAAAACAAAAGATTTTATCTGAAAAAGAAGGTGAAAAGACTTTAAGCGATGGAATAAGATTTAGCGAGAAATTGATTTGCCTTGCAGTAGTTTTTCCCAAAATTACTTTAGAAAAAAATAATGCTGATTTACATATTGACGAAATAGTAGATGAGGATTTTCAAGAATTGACAAATCATATTACTGAGTTTAGTTTAGGAGGCTCAAGGCAAAACCTTGAGTCCTTTCGTAAAGACTAATTTGCCTTTTTATTTGGATTATGTTTGTCATCGTTATGGCGGAAATCCGTCGGACTTAATGAATAAAAATATAGAAGATTTACAGATTGATTTTTTATGTGCTACTTTTGGGAATGAGTTAGAAGTTAGACAAATAGAAGAAGTAAACAAAAAAAATAAGATGAAAAATAATTTTAACCCAAAACGGTTTCGGAGATTTCGCTAATGGCTGATAGAAGATTTGATATATCCATCATATTGGGGATGGTTGATAAAGCGTCCAAACAATTAAAAGGAATTAATGGTTGGGTTAAGAAAAATGAGGAGCAATTTCGGCAATTAGGAATAGCAGCTGGCGTTATGGGTGCAGCTGCAGCTGCTGGAATAGCTGTGGCAGTCAAAAAAGCGTCTGATTTAGAAGAAGTTCAGGCAAAATTTAATACGGTTTTTAGAAATAACACTAAATTTGCCGAAGAAAGTGTCAAAATTTTACGGGAAAGTTATGCCCTTTCCGAAATTGCGGCTAAAAAATATCTTTCTTCTGTTCAGGATTTGCTTGTTCCGATGGGGTTGCAAAGAGAAGCGGCTTCTAAACTCTCAAATGAAGTTGTTAAACTTGCGGCTGATTTAGGTTCTTTTAACAATATGCCGACAGAAAAAGTTATGATGGATATTCAATCGGCACTTGTCGGAAATTTTGAGACAATGAAAAAATACGGCGTTGTCTTAAATGAGACACGGACACAACAAGAGGCTATGAATCTTGGGCTTTGGAATGGTAAAGGATTAATTGACGCAAGCGCTAAAGCACAAGCGGCTTATTCTTTAATGATAAAGGGAAGTTCGGATGCGATGGGTGATATGCAAAGAACGTCTCAATCTTTTGCTAATCAAATGAAATTTACACTGGCAAAAATAGACGATATGACTGTTGCATTGGGAAAAGGATTTTTGCCAGTGGCAACGAGGCTTTTTAACGTCTTAAACAAAGATGTAATACCTATTTTAACAGCATTTTTAGAAGAGGAAGAAAATATAATAAAAATTACGAATTTTACGGTTAATAGTATTAAATTTTTGATTAATGTCGTAATGGGACTTGTAGGTGCTTTTGATTTGGCAGGGCAAGGAATAGCGTCCTTTGCTGCTTTAATGAGTGGGCAAATCAAGGCAGCTGCTTTAGGATTTGAGGAATTGGGCGATAAGGTTATGGCTTATGGAGAGCAGATTAAAGCAATTGCGAAAACAAATTCCGAAGAATTTGTAAAGTCGGACAAAAAAGTCATGGCAAGTGCCGTAGAAAAAAGCAATTTTGTATTACAAAAACAGATGGAAGAAAATGAGCAGTTTTTACAAAATGCCATAATTTTTGCCGAACAAAGAAAAGAGACTGAAAAAGCAACATTAGATGAAATGAAAAAATTGAGAGAAGAAAGCAATCAGACATTTATTGGTGGTTGGCAAAATGCAGTGCATGAAGCACAAAAAACAAGTATTAATTTTTTCAAGCACACACAAACTTTATTCTCCGCATTTACTTCTGCCGTCTCATCTGGTTTTGAAGATATGTTATTAAATATACAAGATGGATGGTCTTCGGTTATGGGTGGTATGCAAAAAATAGCAGAAGGTTTGAGAAATGCCATAGTTAAGGTTATCTCCGATATAGCAGCTGAATGGATTGTAAAACATGCACTTATGAAAGCAGCTACATTAGCTTGGAAGGCAATTGAAATAAGTGCATCCGCTGCTGTAGCTGCCGCACGCGCAGCTGCTGCAAGCGCTTGGAGTTTGTGGGGAGCAATAGCAATCGGAGCTTCTGTTGGTATAGCTGTTTTGGCGATGGCTAATCAGTTTGCGAAAGGCGTAGACAATTTTTCTGGTGGACTTGCCTTAGTAGGTGAACGTGGCCCCGAATTAGTTAATCTTCCCGCTGGTTCAAGTGTTTTTTCTAATCGCAAATCACAGACTATGCTTGCAAGTGCTAATGGTGGGATAAATATCACGGTTAACGTTACTGGAAATCAAATTTTAGACGAGACAGGAGCAGAGGGATTGGCAGACAGAATCGGCGAAGTAATTATGCAAAGAGTAAAGGACGAAAGAAACGTATGAGTCTTGACTATAAGGTTATAGTAAGAACGTCAGAGCCTACTGAACAGGCACTAAAGGAAGACGGTAATTTTTGGATTAATCCGTTAGTTTCTTTAATTGCTTTATATATTAACGGTTGGAATTTAATCTCAAACGATGACGAAATTACGTCTTATAGTCAAGGAACTTTCAATAAAAGTTTGATTAATCAGGAGAATCAACCAGTTGGAACTCTTGGTGATTTGTGGTATCAACCAGCTGCTAATCAGATGTATGTATTTTTGAAAAATTGGGTTTTAATTTAATGGCAAGTTTATTTATTATTTCTGAAGATATTCCTAATTTCCAAATTGATGGTAAGTGGTGGATTAAGCCATCTACCGGTCAGAGTTATATTTATTTAGATGGCGAATGGCGACCAAAACTATCATTTGCACCATTTGCGATTCAATTTAATTTTCCTTTGACAATTTTTATAAACGGGATTGACAGAACTTTTAATCTTGATAAAGAGTCGTTGAAAATTACAAGTATTTTAACGCAACAAATTGATTCGGCAAGTTTTGTATTAGAAGATTATGAAAATTTGGTTAGTCCTATCCCGGGCGAAGAGATAGTAATTTGGTGGAAGGAGACTGAATTATCTACTCCTATAAAGATTTTTGCAGGCGAAATAATATCTGCACCAAAAGTTGAAACTGCTCCCGGGCAATTAAGTTTTAAGTATTTGGTAAATTGCAATGACTATTCCAAACGCCTTAAAAAAACTTTAGCAGTTGAGTCTTATGAAAACGTCTTGGCTGGTGATATTGTCAAGGATTTGATTGACAATTATTTTCCCGAATATACTTATAATGCCGTTGAAAATGGTGCGGTAGTATCTTTTATTGCCTTTAATTATAAACCCATTTTCGAGTGCATAAAAGAATTGGCAGAATTAGTCGGGTTTGATTGGTATGTAGATTTTGATAGAGACATTCATTTTTTTGCCAAAGAAACAAATATAGCTCCATATAATTTGACTGAAAATTCTGATACCGGTCATTATAAAAATCTTAAAATATCGGTTGATAAAAGTCAATTAAAAAATAAGATAATAGTTAGGGGTGGATATTACTTAAGCAATCTTTATCCGCAGAAACGTGAGGCAGACGGAACGCAAACGTCATTTAATCTTGATTATTTTCCACGCGAGCCAATATCGGTATATGTAGATTCTGGTGCTGGATACGTCCAAAAAACTTTAGGCATTGACAATATAGACTCATCAGGTTTTGATTTCGTAGTAAATATCAATGAAAAAGTTATAAAGAATTTAGATTTTGCCACTTTATCGTCCGGAGATAAAATAAAAATAACTTACAAATATGAAGTGCAAGTTTTGACACAAGATACAGATAATGAAAGTATTAAACTAATAAAAGAAATAGAGGGTGGAGATGGTCTTTATGAAGATATTATAGTTGATACTACCATACAAAGCATAGAGACTGCACACACCAGAGCATCAGCGGAACTTGAGCAATACTCTAATCCGATAATTAAAGGTAGTTTTATTTCAGATCAAGACGGCTGGAGAAGTGGTCAGTTATTATCAATTAATATGCCTAGTTGGGGCTATGCTAATCGTGAGTTTTTGATTCAGACTGTTACCCAAACATTAAAAGGGGATAATACTTTTTGGTATACCATAATCTTTGCCACACGTCTAAAAGGACTTACTGAATTTTTGGTTGATTTGTTTGACAGGGGCAGGGAAATAATTGTTAGAGAAAATGAAACTTTGCACGATTTAGAAAAAAACGAAATATCAAGGATAAATATGTTTGACGTGCCTGCTACTTATCAAGAGTTTACACCGCCTTTCGTATGGTCAAATGACGCAGGCACTACACTTAATAAAGGGATTTGGAATGAAAGTCAATGGTCTTGATTTCTTATCAATAAAAGGAAAAGTAAAGTTTATAGAATGCGACGCATTAAAATATCCCAATTTTTCAGACGTTGAAAAAGCAATTAAAAATGATGAGGCAATTGTTAGCATGTGGCATATAAACATAATCCCCACAGTTGGAAGGATAGCCATAGCAAGACGTCTTGCTAATATCGGACTTAAAGCTAACGAAAGCATAATCACTTATGGAGCGGTCGGAACGGGAACGTCTAATCCAGAAAATGCAAACGTTAAACTTGATAATGAAGGTTTTAGGAAATTAGTTGCCTCTACGTCTTATAATCTTAACACTGCTGAAATAAGGATATTTTTTAATACAAGCGAGGCTAATGAGACATGGACTGAATATGGGCTATTTGGAGAAGACGCAACGGCGAGTGCTGATAGCGGAACATTATTTGAAAGATTATTGATTAATAAGACGAAAACAAGTGCGAAAACGTTAACGATTATTTCGCAAATCACAATTAATTGAAAGGAAGAATTAAAGTTATGATTTATTCGTTTGAAGCAGAAGAATTTATTAAGTCGCTAAAAGAATTTTCAAAGGCAGATTTTGAAAAATGGTTTAAGGTGAATGTAGTAATTGGGTCTAATAATTTACGTCAGTATTTAGCCGAAAAAAAGCATTGGCAAAATGATTGTAAATGTATGTATGATTTTTTTGAAGTACCTTTGAGTCCACAAACAGAATTTTTAATAAATTCCATAAAGAATAAAATTGATATAAACGATTTGAGACGATGGTTTATTAATTCTGTAATAATTGACGTAAAGAATATCTTGGAGTATTTATTTTGTTTAGAAAAATCAAAACAAAAAATAATTCAACCTAAATTAGAGGTTTTGCAAAATGGCACAAAGCTCTGAAGTTTTTGCAGGCGATGACATATTAGCGTCTCAATATAATAATCTCCGCAAGGATACTATTGACACGTCTTTGGGGCATACTCATAACGGAGCAGATAGTAAGACTTTGGCTATTGATGGCGTCGGAAATTCGCAAATACAAAATAATGCAGTGGACAATAATAAAATTGCAGACAATTCAGTTTCTAATTCAAAATTACAGGCTGCTGCTGTTAGTGAGACTAAAATTCAAGACGGAGAAATCACGGTTGCTAAACTTAAAAACATTTATCGGATACTTGATGACGAGGGTGCTTTTACGAGTTCAAAAACAATCTCTGGGCTTGATGGCGATACTTATAGAAATTATCATCTTGAAATTTATGTGGCACATTTTTCATATTTTACTTTAGGAATTGCTTTTAACGGAGATGGTAGTGCTATTTATAGTTCTCAAGGATTTTACACAGATGGGGGAACTGTGACACCAGAATTCACAAGTGGGCAACCAAATATGAAACTTACCTTTTGGCAAACTATATTAGACGCATTTTTTACCGTTGATATTTACACTAAAATTAGAACTGGTGGGACGAAACATAGAATGATTAAGTTTGACGGAACAGAACAGGCTGTGTCTGTTTCGGGTAAATATTTTGCTGGACGTGGAGCGTGGCCAAATGTTTTAGATAATATCACGTCAATAAATATAGTTTTACCAATTACTATAACAGAGGGATATTTTAGACTTTGGAGAGGGACACAATGAGGAAATATCTTTTAATTTTAGCATTATTTTTACCATCAATCTTGCAAGCAGGATATTATGACTTGCAACATAATAAAGTTATAAGAGATACTACCACGATATTAAATGATTGGGAATGGAGAGGAAATTTTTCAATTGGGCAAGATACCTATACTATTAATCTTGATAACATTCAAAAGGGAATTATTTTATATGGAACGGGGACGGTAAAGTCAAATGATTTTAGGGGAGATGGAAGTTTGCTTGAAAATATAAAACCTTCCAATATCTCCGCTGGCATTTTGCCTAATGATGTATTAGCTTCATCCCTATTGCCTAATACAAGCAATCAGCCTTATGTTGTTTGGGTAACTTCTGCTATTTTTTCTCTCAATGCCGCTGGTGGTGTTGGTGGTGGTGGGGATACTTTGCCAATAGGTACAATCATACCTTACATCAGCACAAGCAGTATTCCAACCGATTATTTATATTGTGATGGAGATGAAGTTTCACGTGAAACATACGGGGAGCTATTTGACGTGATAGGTGTTCAATTTGGAGTTGGAGATGGTTCAACTACTTTCAATTTACCAGATTTTAGGGGCGTTGTACTAAGGGGATTGGACGATGGTAGGGGATTTGATTGGCAAGGTTCAACAAGAGTTGTTGGAAGTTATCAACAAGACTCACTTCAAAACCATACGCACGATTTAAGATTTAATAGTAGTGGTTCTGGCTCAACTGGAGATTTTGACGAATATATAAATTCCGTTCAAAATTATCCCACATGGCAACAGAACGCTCCTTTGTCGGTTTACAATGTATTAGATACTACCTATACTAAAACAAATTCCGAAGAAACCGTGATGAAAAATGTTGCCGTGCCTTTTCTTATAAAATATCGTCTATCTGCACAATTACAAAGAGCGATAACAGCGGATAAAACTTGGCGTGTTCTGGATACGATAATAGTGACTGAAGCGACGAATACTATAACAATTAACGGATTGAATGGGAATGTAGATAGCCGCTATAAAATAAATTGCCGTTTTATAGATGGGGCAGGAGCAATAACAAACGTTTATTTTTTACGAATCAATGGGGATTCTGGTACGAATTATGGATACCAAAACATACAAGGAGCGGCTACAACTCCAACAGCATTTAGAGATTCTGGTACTATATTTATGTATGTTTCCGAAGGCAATTCCTCTGGAGCTGTTTCACAATCTGAAAGTTTGTTATATGCGAGTAGCGGTTCTGTACGCTCAATGTTAACAACTACCAGTTTAGACATGACAAGTAATATCGTGCCTACTATTAGAACTCACGGTACAAGTTGGAATAATATCGTTGATAATATAACGTCTGTTGAAATAGGCAGCAATCAGACTGATGGAATGGCAGCTGGAACTGTGGTAGAAATTATGACGCTTTCTACAGCTACGGTAGCGGTTGGTGTAGCGTCGCAGGTTAGCGCAATCGGAGACGCTGTAATACAAGCGGATCAAGATTGTGATAATAATGGTTTGTTGAGATTTAGAGTTAAGGAGCAAGATATTATTACTGCCAATACGTCAAGAATTGACTTAAACAGAGACACTTATTTGCTTGGCGAAAGTTTGTCTTTCAAGTTTGGAACTATTGCACAAGATACAACTACTCTCCGCATCGATACCAATAATAAAATTGATAGATTTAGAAATATAATTTTTCGTCCTGCCACCTCAACCACGACAGTTCAACAAATAATTAACTCAATTAATGACAACTGTGCTACATGTCAATATGTTATCAAGCTGGATTATGGATGTATAGACGAAGATTTGGTTGTAGAACCTTATGTGTCATTAGAGGGTTTTGGATATAATGGTACACAGATAAGTAGCATAACAGTTTTATTTGAAGAAACGATAGCAGTCCCGTCCATATCGGATACTATTGTTTTTAAGAATATTTCAATTGAAAATTATTTTGACGCTATTTTAAGAAATAATTACAAAACATTATCTATGATTAATTGCATTGTTAGGGCTTCGGCAACTTTTACTGCCGATAATTTAACGGAGATATTTAATTTTGTAGATACTGTTTTTAATGCGAAGCCCGAATTTTTAGACACGGCATTAGTTTCTGGAAATTCTACCGAATTTTCACAAGGAATTGATATAAATAATAATATCAAAGCACAACTTAGTGGTGGCGAAATTAACGGAGTAGTAACGCTTAATAATTCAAGTAATCTTGTTATTAAAAATTCAGCCGTTGAGGCAATAACAGACTCTATCTTTTGCGAATATATTGTAAATGATACGTCAGTTTTAAACATAGACCCAGATACTTTGGCGATGGCTAAAATAACAAATAATACCGGTAGTAACGAATACGTTGAGGTTATGGGTGGAATATCTGCTGGAGTTATATCTCCGATTCCTATTATCACTAAAAACGTCGGGAATAGCATAAATATATCAACTGCAAGATGTTTTGTTTTTGACAATCCTAATCAATTTGGACTCCCAAGACGATTTAATGTGCCTGCCGTTTCTTCCCAAACAATTGTGGATAAAACCAATAATTATGTTTTGATTGACTACAACAATGGCTCTCCTATATATCAGGTTTCAACGACAAATAGTAATAATGAAAGTGATACTATTTTGGTTTATAAAGTTTATCTCGAGAATGGTGTAATCCATTCCGTCTCTAATGATTTGTCAGGTGAAGGTTTGCCAAATAAAATATTAAAAAGAATTAACAATGTAGAGGGGTTTGGTAGGGATTATGGTATTGAATTGGGAACTGGAGCATTACAGTCGGTAACAGTTTCTGAAGGGGTCGGATGGGAAGGTGTATCTGAAATTTCGTTTAATGTTTTTTCTTCAACTTCGAATGATTTTGAATTTTATTATACTACTTCGTCTGGTGCTAACTGGATAAGAATATCGACTTATACCGCTTACATTAACGATAGATACCAAACACCTACTGGACTTGTTAATTTATTACCCGGGAGACATGTTTGTAATTATATTTACAGAGGGATTGAAACAGATGCTCACGTTTATTTTATTTTGGGCGGACAGCATACAACTGTCGAATTGGCAAGAGATGAATCAATTCCGACATCAAGACCGCCAGTAATAAATGAACACGCAGTTTATATCGGAAAATTAATCATCCATGAAGATGGATTTGCCGAAGAAATAGTATCGGGTTGGGAAGTTAGTGCTGACGGTGTTGGAACATCTGACCATTTGTCATTATCAAATCTCAACGCTGGCGATGGTGTTGGAAATCACGCTAATGCAGCTAATTTGCAGGGTCGTGCAGGCGGTCAGACGCTAAACGGTGGAACTGGTGCTGGTGAAAATTTGACATTAAATTCAACGTCAAATGCGACTAAAGGCGGTGTCTTTGTAAGCACGTGGGCTGTTTTTGATTGTGCAAATAATCGTCTTGGGATAGGAACTACTCAACCATTTAATATATTCCATTCAATTGGAAATGCCAGTTGGTTTCAGCGTTTCAGTGGAACGCCTGCGGCTGGTGCAAACAATATTATTGCGAAAGGAAGAGGAACTGAATCAAGTCCGTCTGCTTTACAAAATGGAGATAAGATAGGTGTATTAGCCTATATGGGTTATGATGGATCTTCTTGGATGGCAAATCCTTATTCAGCAACTATCATTGCTGAAGTAGACGGAACTGTATCAACAGGCGATGTTCCGGGAGCAATTTATTTCCAAACAAAATCTCAAGGCGGAAGTTTGACAGAAAATATGCGAATAACCTCTTTTGGAACAATTTTTATGCAAAATTTATCAGGCTCAACTGGAGAATCTGATTTGCGGTATAATACTACGACAAAAGAAATTTTTTACGACACATCGTCGGAAGACTACAAGGAAAATATATCAACGACTACATCAACTAATTGGATTTACGATGTTACTGTTAAACAGTATAATCGTATCGGAGACATAGAAAAAGAAACTGGACTTATTGCTGAAGATTTGGAACTTGTAAAGCCTGAATTTGTCAATTATGCAATTTTTGAAAAAAATGGAGAAGATTGGATACCTATAAAATCTTATAAGAATATCTCCGATTATTACAATATTGAACCTAATATAGAGGTTCAAGCAGATTTAATAAGAGAGATTGACAGTGGTGAAGAAATTGAAGAAATAGAGGAAATTAAAACAATCAAAAAACGCCCTGTGGGTATCAATTATAGTGGGTTGATTCCCGTTATAATTAAAGAGTTGCAGTTATTGAAAAAACGTGTTGAAATTTTAGAGGAAAAATAAATGGGGCATGAAACTAAAAACGATATTGAAACTATTCAAAAATATAGCAATACATCAAACAATAACTGGATTAAACTTGTTCAACTTTTAATTCCGGTAATTTTTTATGCCATAATTGGCTTGGTAGGTATAATTTTCGGTTCAAGATTTTTTGAAAATCACGAACAAAGAATCACCAAAAATTCTGAAAAAATTATAGAAGTGAATAATGATGTTATTACTATGAAATCGGACATAGGTTATATCAAAGATACTTTAGATGAAATAAAAGACAAATTTTAATGTGCATATTCTCATTTTATCGTCTATCTTTTTGGCTTTTGGTATTGGGCTTTACTTTTCCGTTAAAAATAATCTACACGCTATCCCTTCCTTAATTTCCGCAATTTCAAACTGCCTCTTGTCTTACCTAATTTTTCTAAAAAATAAGTCAAGCAAAATTACTAAAAGTTTTATACTTTGGTCTATGAGTTTGGCTATTTTTAACGCTGCAATATGGGGTCTTTACATCGCACCAAATCAGACTTTCGCATTATACTGGAGTAGGTTTTTCCGTATTGGTCTTTTATTTTTACCGTCAACGTTTTACAATTTTGTTTACTATTTTATCCGTTGCAAAAACAAATTCCGCAAAGGATTAATTTATGTCTTTTATGGATTCTCCGAAATCTTCGCATTCCTTAATTTTTTAGGACTTTTTGAAAATGATTTTTTTTATTCAAAAAATAAGTGGATGCCCAGGGTTGGTTGGATTTATTTTTGCTTTATAATGTTTCTTCTGATAGTTTCTTCCTATTCAATCTGGTTGCTTTATCAACGTCAAAAAGATTGTCCGCAGTGTGAAAAGAATCAAATCAGATATATCTATTTGGCTTCGGCGATCCTTCTGATTTTTGGATTCACCAATACTTTCGCTTCTTTGGGATATGCTATTTATCCGATGGGGAGTATTGGCTATCTGTTATATTCCGGTATCATCGGATACGCTATAATAGAGGACAATCTACTTGATTTGACTTTTGTTTTACGGAAAAGTTTTATTTATTTGGTTTTGGTTGCGGTTCTTTCACTGGCTTATATCGGTTCAATATGGGCTTTTATGTACGTTTATCGTCTCGTAAATGACGAAGGCTCTGAAAATTTTGTAATATATTCATTGTCAGGAATTATCGTCGGTTTATTGATTTTGCCATTAAGGAATCTTGCACAAAGGCAGATTGACAGGAAGTTTTTGAAAGAATGAATTATTTTTCTGTTGACTGTAAAAATTTATCTTTTTGATTAATTAGTCTTATGTTTGTTATTATTTTAGGCTCTTTCACCTTGTATGAAAAATCAATATAAAAGATTAGCCACGAAAAGCATATAGTGTAATAATTTCTTTTATCAATTGTTTTTAATATGCGAAATAAATCTACCGACGGTAGCAATTTAATAACAGTAAAAGTCTTGTCTCTAATAAATTTGATTTTAATCATATTTTTATTATAGCAAGATTTGACAAAAAATTCTTGAAATAGTAAAATATATGCGAAAGGAGTATGGTATGAAATATAGAAAAAAACCAGTAATTGTTCATGCTTTCAAGATTGATGGTTCAAAGGAAACTCTTGATAATTTGCTGAGAAAAGGGTTTCGTCCAAAGTCTTGGAAATATGATAATGGTAAAATCGTTGTAAAAATAAATACTTTGGAAGGGGTTATGACTGCACATCAGGGTGATTACATTATCAAAGGAGTCAAAGGCGAATTTTATCCTTGCAAGCCAGATATTTTTGAAAAAACATATGAAAAAGTTGTAAAATAGGAATGTGAGTATGGCGGAATGTTTCGGAGACGCAAGTTGCGAGTTCTGTATCGGAAACTTGCTCAATTGTTGGCAGGCACATGCCATAACAATGTGCTAAATGGATACGTGCAGGGGTTCAAGTCCTTTGCTACTCACTTTATAAGAGGTATAAAATATGATATGTATTTTTTGTGGTGGCAATAATGTGTACTGGGAAAATATAGGCGGTATTGCAAAGAGTATCGGTACGCCCCCTTTTTCGTATTGCCCGGATTGCGGTAAGTCTCATTGTCGCAAAGAAGAAGAAGAAGAAGAAAATGGCAATGAAAAGGATTAGTTACGTAAATCACAATTTATTATACGTCGTTATTCTATGCATTTTTATATCGGCAGTATTTTTGCAATGGAAAAAACGTTTAGAATTCAAAAAATTTACTGAATTTATAAGCGATAATAGTTACTTTTTGAGCAAATATAATAGAGACCTTATACTCTCTAATGGAGAGGAAGAGTCAAAATGCCATGAATCTTTGGGTATAAATGACCATATACCGGGGGGACACAAATCTTTAGAGATAAATGAGCATATACCCGATTCCGTGAGGCTATGACTTGAGTCGTTGCCAGACCAACTATAATGTTAAACGATATCAAAGATATGAAAACTTTAGAGTATAAAAAATTGCCTGAATATGATTTTTATAATTATCGAGTTAGTCGTCTCAATAACCTTTTTTTGAGTTTGTTTTTAGAAGGAAGAAAACAATGGATAAATTAAACAAAGATTTCAACGAACTAAAACAAGATGTAAACGCAGTAATTGACAAAGCAGTAAAGTTTTTGGCAGAGCCTATTTTGGAATGCAAGGATTCAAAAGATTTTCTAAAAATGCTTGCCAAACTTGGAGACAAGGCTTATGATGGCAATAAACTTGCGAAGAAAATTAAGTTTATTCCTGCGAAATTGTTTTTTAAGATGAGCGAATCTTTTGACAGGTTTGTTTTTGGGTTTATCTTAAAATTTATTGATAAAAGTTTTTTGAAAAAACATCTCGGAAAAGATTGGTTTATAAAACTGCAAAACAAGGCAAGAATTTCTACAAGAACTTAAGTAATTATTCTTTAATTTCCTTATAATATATTAGATAAAGTCTTATTGTAACGCGATGTAACTATTGGGAAAATGAACAACAAAAAATTAATGTTAATACTTGGAATAGTTAATTTATTGCTATTTCTTAACTTCAAGCATATTCATCCTTGTTTTAGTCTTATAATTTTTGTCGGTAGTGCATTTTTAATGCTGGCAATTTTAATGTATGAATATGAATGTTTTTTGAAAGAATATCAAAATGATAAAGAAAAAAATTGTATATGAACGAAAACTTACTTGACTGTGGAACTTGTATTTTGCAAGGAACAATTGGATGTAAAAATTGTCATAGTGGAGATGTGATAGTTACTATCAAAGAAGAAAAGGAATCGGAATGAGTGATAAGCAAATTTACAAATCTAAAAAAGCAACGCAGTCGTGGATTGGGGCAATATGCGTGATATTCTTTGCCTGCGTATCTTATCTTATTGGATTGCCAAAAGATTTGATTGTTTCGGTATCAACGATAATCGGTGGTATGTTCGGTGCGTCGGTATTGAGTCAGGGTGTTCAAGATACTTTTAAGAAGGAAAAATGAAATTGGTTGCGGTAAGGTGGTGATGACAGATGATAACAAATGAAACAATCAGGATAATAACCGAAATTATAAGGGATAAAATAAAAACTGAAATGATAAAAGCGATAAAAAATGACGAATATGGCGAAGTTCAGTCTGAATGTTTAGAGGGACAATTTTCGCTAAATGCACATTGTCCTCCTGAAGACGCTACATGGAGACGAAACTTGAAGAAACTATATCAAATTAGACTGGAAATTGGCATACGAAACACGATTAAAGTTTTGGGCGAAAACCTTGAATTAGGGGTTCAGAATACTTTTAAGAAGGAAAAATGAGATGTAAGGGATATAGTAAAGAAGAAGTTACTCTTAAAGATTTTGAAAAAGAATTTATTAAGACCAAAAAGTCTAAAAAGAATTATGATAAAAAATATAAACGAAAGGGAAATAAATAATGGTGAAGACAAGTAATAATTTGGGAAAAAAACAATTAACAAACTACATTCTTGAAGGAAATAGTTCAATATCATTACCGGTCTTGAAGGTTACCAATACTGCACTAAGTTGTTGGAAATTAAATTTTTTTGAGCGTATCTGTGTTTTATTTTTGGGTAGAATTTTCGTTTGTCAAAAAGGGATACCAGATGTTGAAACAGGATTAGTGTATTGCCCTATATGGTTAAAAGTTTTCAGAAGTCAAGCAATAGAAGAGCAGAGAAATGCTGTAATCAATACGAAAGGGGAATCAAAATGAGAAAGATTTTGTTAGCATTAGTCGTGATGATCGGATTGTCGGTAGTAGCAAAAGCGGAGGATACGACTGCACTTTTTCAGTGGGGTGGACTTAAAGGGTATATACCCTTAAAAAACATAAGCATAGTGTCTCTTTACGATTTGTGGAATTCAGGTGGTCTTTATGGAGCAGAAACTACAGTTTTATCTTTTGAGAAAATCAACTTAAACATCGGGGCGATGGGGACTACTCCGCAATATGCTAAAGGGGGAGACGGCTCTCCGTATGCAAGTCTTGATTATGACTTTGCAAGTATCAAACCTGATTTTTTGGATTTTATAAATGACGCAGATTTGCATTTTGGCGTCTTTGCCGGTTATGATTTCAATCTTAAAAAAATTGACGAAAACGGGAATGAGGAAACTGGAGATTTCAGGGTTGGAGTAAAAATGTCCAAAAGGTGCTGGTGAGATGACTTCAGAACGTGTAAAAAATGCCATTAAACAAATTTGTGATGATCTTGTATCTTTGGAACAAAAAGAATTTTCTGAATTATTAGAAACTTATAAGGAAACAGATATTACAGAGTTGTTATTGCATTCTGGAATGTTTGAGGTAGCAATAAATGAATGAAACTAAGTGTAAGTGTGGTTGTGGTTTTGAAATACAACAGTCATTCCGACATGTTTTGCAAAATATTGAGAACAAACTGCGTGCAGAATATGACCCCCATTATGAACTCAATTTTACGTCAGTTGCCCGTTGCCCGAGAGATAACGAGAGGGTGGGTGGCTCGAGGAACTCAACGCACCTTTTAGGTTTGGCAGCCGACATAATAATAGAAAACAGTCGGCACAGATATTTCTTTGTGAAAATCCTTTGCGAAATGAATATAAGACGTTTTGGTGTTGGCAAAAGGTTTGTGCATATAGACATCGCTGTCGGCAAACTTGTTTTGGACGAAGGAGAATATTCACAAGACGTGGTATGGGTTTATTGAAAATTAAAAATTATGAATGCAAAAAATGTAAAAAAGTATTTAAGGCTTTTGCTAAAGGTCGGTGTCCTTTTTGTAAAAGTGAAGAAACTTTTGAAGTGTTGGAAGAAATAAAGTCCGTGTTAGATTTTATTGATACGATTTAGTTGGCAATTTTATTGCAAGTATATATATTATCCTTTAATTAAAGGCTAAAAATGACAAAAAAATTGAGTAAGCGAAAAAAAATAATTAACCGCAAAAAAAATCAAAAAAGATACTATCAAAAAAATACAGAGAAATTTGCAAAAGACAGACGCTTATATTATCAAAAAAACAAACAAAGAATAAACTCCGATATGGTAGAACTTATCAAACTTGGACGTCATGCCCGTCGGTTAGGTCTTACCTTGAAAACAAAATCAATAGTTAGAGTAGATTGTAGCATTTCCTGATTTTCACATCTTTTTTCTTGACAAATCTGAATATATATGTTAGTATATGTATAGGAGAAAAGAGAAAATGAAACTAAACTGTACGGCTTGCCAAAAACAAATTTTGAAAAAAGAATCTTACAAATGCGAACACTGTGGAATGGTATTATGTGCAAAGCATATATATTCGTACATAGACGGAAACAACATAGCAATAACGAAGCACTCGCCAGAATTGTGCGAAAAATGTTATCGGAAAAAATACGAAAATAATGCTTGACAAGTCTGAAAATATATGTTAGTATATAAAAAAGGAAGGGTAAGAGAATGTACGTAAATCATAGCGAGAGTGTAAGAAGCGCCGAAGCAAAACAAAGAGGAGTCGTTCCAGCAAGTTATTTGGCAAAGAAACTAAAACGATACTACAAGAGCGTGATTGCGGAAGATGTTAAACAAGCATTACCTTATACTGAATGGCACCACACTTCAAGTCATTATAACTGCACTAATTTTTATGATTTGAAAATTTTAGCAGAAATTAAATATCGGAAAAAACTAAAGCAGACGATACTTGACAGACTGAATAGTAGAGAATCTGATGGCGAAATAATCAGCGGAGTTACTTATATTGAATGGTCAGGAAGTCGTAACTACCCAACCAAAACAACCTATTGGCTGGAGAAAGCCCGAATCACCAAAACTGGTGTTATGGCTAAAATTGAATCGTTGTCAAAATCTTATTACATTGTTGGTAATAATAAGTTTTGGACTGGCATTAAAATTGAAAATCCTATCAAGAAAAAAAACTATGAGGTCAACGTTAAGAAACCTGTTTATATAAATGTAGAAAGAAAGTAAATCGGTCTTTGGTGTGGCAAAGATTAATAAATAGGAGAGCAAGTGTGGTTGCTCATTTTTTACGCCCGCAACCCACTGCCCCACACGGCACAAGGAAGCGGGCTAATTTTTTCTGAATGTGGGTGGTGAAAAACATGAACACAGAGCAAAGAAAAAAGTTAGATGAGGCGTGGGTAGAGTATTACGATGAAAACGGCAATGACATTACCGATATAGTGCAAGAGGAAAAAACCCGATAAGAGAGGAAAATGGAAATGGAAATTATACTGAAATATGCACTGGCTGCATTGGTTGTGGTGGTATTGAACTATGGCGTACTGTATATTTATTTTTTCGTCAAGAATCGCAGAGAAGGTAAAAGGTGTTGGGAGAGGATTTGTAAAAACGTACAAATAAAGGGGGACAGATGAAATACATAAAGTTTGATGATGGTAGTATAGTGATATTATTGAAGGGTGCGGCGGAAAAAATAGCAAATCACGATGAAGTTGAATTAAAAGGAAGAAAGCCAGTAAATGCCGGCATGTTAAATTTTTTCCCCGAAGGAGATGTAGAGACGATTGTTACCGGAGAATCGTTCACGCTCAGACTAAAGTGCGACGAGAAAGACGCCGAAACTATCGGCAAAGAATTATTTGACTAATTTACCCGCAGGGGCGCTGCCCCCCTGGCGCCCCTGCACTAAGTTTTAATAAAGCAAGGTAGAGGGGGGGTGGGGAAAATGAAATTAAAAATCAGGGTAGGAATTAGGCGGTTAATTAACAAGATAAAGTTGCAGTGGTTGTTTTGGAAAGGGCGGTGAAAATCAATGAAAATCTATAAAACGCAAGAAGAAGTGGAAAGA